ATCTGGCTCATAGAAGAAACCGAAGATGGACCTAAGCAGTTGGGTATGGTATCTTGGAAACAGATCACACAGGGTGTACAGACTGCACTACTACAGGAACAGTTCCTGATTGCACTGGCCAAGATAGACCAAGAGGATGAACTACTATGACACCTGAACAGAAAGCAGCACACCTCGACAACATTATCTACTCTGATGGGTTCGATGAGTTGGTAGCATACCGTCTCAAGATGAGCCTTGAGGGTTCTATAGAAGACCTTGAGAAGTGGTCGAAGGTGAAAGACTTGGAGAGTGACTACAGGTTTGAGGACTATGTGGACAACCTAAAGTATTGTCGTTCCCTTGTGACTGTGCTTGAGGCTTTCACAATGGATGACTACACTGCTACTATAGTGCAACTGAACAAGTATTCACTGAGATTAGAGGAGATGTTCTAATGGAACCATCATACATCGAACTGTCTGAATGCGTTGAACACGAAGATGGGTCCGCTACTTACAAGGTGCACATGGACACCAGATCACAGACAGTGTTGGTCGAAGAGGGCCTCAAATTACTCTTGCATTGTGCTGCTTTTGAGGTGGACTTGGAAGACGTATACAACTGGATTGAGTCTCAAGGAAAGGACACAGAATGAACATCTACTACATGGGCGATAACATCACGGAACGCTGGCTGGAACTGACCAAGAAGGAGATGAATGGTGAGTGAAGAAATCGGCACGATTTGTGTGGAAGAAGTCCAAGAGCATGACGATGGCAGTGCCACCTACACGATGCTCATGGATGACAAGTCACGGCAGCTTGTGATCAACGAGGGCATCAGGCTGGTCTTCAACTGCGCTGCCTACGGCGTCGATCTGGAAGATGTCTACGACTGGATCGCATCGCATAAAGAGGAGAAGCATGAAGAGTCCTCTGAATACGGTAACTATGGAGAGAACAATCCGCCACTAGGAGACACCAGTGTTTACGATTGAGTTTGAACCTGATGCTGCTGTGATCACAAGCTTGGATGAACACGATCAGTTTGAGGACGTTGAGGTTGTCATAGGTGAAGATGGTACTGTATACATGAGACAGTTCAACGAAGAACTAAATGAGTACCAGCTATTGTACATGTCATTCCAACAGTACCTAGATATAGCCTACGCTCTAAACAAGACACAAGGAATGTACTATGTCGAAAGAACATAAGACGGTGCTAGTAGACCCCACAGGTCAACATCCTGAGTATCACGTGGCCTTGCATATAAACGATGCTATTGAGGCTTGCCGTATGTACATGCAAGCACAGGCCTTGCGTGACAACATCGAAGCAGTGTATGATGACATCTTCGATAGCTGGGACTACTGGCATCCAGGTGATATGCAGAAGTTCTAGGTACAATAGCAGCAGAGAGAGGTGCATTACGCATGATGGAGCTAGCACTTATCAGGACTCTTATGAACAAAGAGTTCCACGAAGATCACAAAGGCATCCGTTGCCCCGATAAAATCTTCACTAAGGATGTGCGTAAGATCAAGCAGACGCTGGATTACGCCATTGACACATACCAGAAAGACCTCACCCCTTCTGAACTTGAGGCGCTGTTCTTTGCTAACAACAGCAGCATGACTACTGCGAACAAGCAGGCCTACAAAGACCTCTTCCGTAAGATTCAGCGTGAGCAACCTATGTCTGCTGACATTGCTGAAGATGTATTGTCTAAGATGTTTCAGCAGGTGGTAGGCGAAGAGATTGCTAACCTAGGCTTCAACTACGTGAACGGCACTGAGGCTACTCTTGAGCCTCTACGTAAGTTGCTGTCGGACTATCAAGATGACTTCATGCCCAACCTCAAGGTAGACTGGGATGACATCAGCATTGACACTCTGCTGAAGGCTAATGACATTCAGTCTCAGTGGAAGTGGAACATCCCTTCGCTACAACGTAGGGTGGAGGGTATCTCTGGCGGTCACTTGGTTATCGTGGGTGCACGACCTAACACAGGCAAGACCAGCTTCCATGCTAGCACACTGGCAGGCCCTGATGGCTTTGCTCAGCAGGGTGCCAAGTGCATGATCCTGTGTAACGAAGAAGCGTATGAGCGTGTTGGTGCACGGTATCTCAGTGCTGCTACCAGTATGGGCATGGATGAAGTGAAGGGAAACTATGTACTGGCTGCTAGTCGCTATGCTGCTGTGAAGGATAACATCTTCATCAAGGACAGCACAGGCAAGGATATGGCATGGGTAGAGGCTATCGTGAAAGCATACGAGCCTGACGTTGTTGTCTTGGATATGGGCGATAAGTTTGCTGCACGTACAAGTGACAAGTCTGATGTGTACCTCAAGGATGCAGCTATCCATGCACGTAACATCGCTAAGCAGTACAAGTGTGCTATCATCTGGATGTCACAGTTGTCTGCCGTAGCTGAAGGTGTGGTACGTGTGGATCAGTCTATGCTTGAAGGTAGTAAGACAGGCAAGGCAGCAGAGGCTGACCTTATGATCCTCATCTCTAAGAACAGACCTGTTGAGGGACAGGAAGAAGAAGACACCCAGCGCCACTTGAACATTGCTAAGAACAAGCTTAAAGGTGGGTATCATGGGGTGATACATTGTGAGTTGGATGGTGAACGCAGCCAATACACATCTTGAGGGGAGAGAACATGAGGCTTACGCTTGACGTTGAGAACACAGTGACGAAGCGCAACGGAAAGATGCATCTTGATCCGTATGAGCCTAGCAATACTCTCGTGCAGGTGGGTACGCAGAACGTAGACAACCGTGATGAGACTAACATCTTTACGTTTGACCACAAAGAGAAGCAGGATGTTGGTGGCATTCAGCGTAAGAAGTTGCAGATCATCTTAGACAACACAACTTTGCTGATCGGACACAACCTCCAGCATGACTTGGCTTGGCTCTGGGAGTGCGGCTTCGTGTATGACGGTGATGTTTATGACACCATGCTTGCTGAGTACCTGCTCCTTCGTGGGCAGAAAGAACCGCTTAGCCTAGATGCCTGTGCTGAGCGCCGTGGCTTGGAGTATCAGAAGGATGATACGCTCAAGCGTTACTTCAAGGAAGGATACAACACCAATGAGATACCTCTATCGGACCTCAGTCACTATCTTCGCTGTGACCTTGATGTCACTAGCAGCCTGTTCCTCGCAACCGAGAATGATTACGCTCAGCCCGGAGCCGACTCCCTCGCGCGAGTTAAGCGAGTCACCTTCGAGACCTGCAAGTTGCTCACGCGAATGTACATGCGAGGAGTCAGGGTGGATCGAAAGGCGCTTGGACTAGTACGTGAAGAGTTTGAACAAGAACGTGCTGACATCCTGCAACGCCTGTCCACGAAGACACGTGAGTTGATGGGTGCTACCCCTATCAATCTCAATTCTCCTGAGCAGGTTTCGCAGGTCGTGTTCTCTCGGCGTGTTAACAACAAGAAAGAGTG